ATCCATGTCATATTTTATGCTTGCGTATGTTGCCATTATGCTATCCCGTAAAGTTTAATTGTACCACTATCTATATTGCCACTAGACATACTAAATTGAACAGCATCTATTGCAGCAGTTACATTACAATAACCAGCAACATATTCATTTGTTGATCTATCATTTCTATCATAAGTATTTGCTCTTGCTATAAAATGTTTTGTGAAAGTAGTTGATGATGGATTAAATAAAAACATTTCGCCACTTGCACTTTCATCATTACCATTACCAATTAATCCTGTAATAATTTGTGCAGATGTCGATTGTGCTAAATCATCTGCAGATGTATAAGCTAAACTTGTTTCACTATCAGCTTCATCATGTCTTGTAACAAAACTTGTAGTAGTTTTAGTAGCATCATAAGCGGTGCTTCCGTCTCTAAAACCCGCTTTTAAATATACTGAATTAGTAGCTGGGTGTACATTAATAAATTTAAAAATATACGTTCTGTAAGTGCTATCTAATACAACATCTGATGAACCATTTACAAATTCTAAAGTACTAGAACTAGAGGCTGTTAAAGTTTTAATAAGAACTAACGCACCACCTGATCCTGATGGTAAAGCTATGTTGTATCTTGAATCTTGATATGTTGCCATTATGATACTCCAAATAGTTGTATAGTTCCAGCATCTATGTTGCCACTTCCAAATTTAAATTGAACTGCATCAACTGCAGATGTTGTGTTTCCATATCCAGATACATAGTTATCTCTAATACCATTATTGTTTTCATAAGTAGAAATTCTACTTGAAAAGTGTTTTACAAAAGTAGTGTCTGATGGGTTAAATAAATGTAAAGTTCCAGAACAACATTCATCATTACCATTTCCAACTCCATCTGCTAACATTTGAAAATTTGTTGATTGTGCTAAATCATTTCCTGTTCTATAAGCAAGTGTTGTAGAAGAATCAGCTTCATCGTGGTATGTTCTAAAATATGTTGTTGTTTTTGTAACATTATAATTAGAACCTGTATCTGCACTCATATTAAATTGAAATTCTTGAGTATCAGTAGCTGGGTGCATATTATTAAATATAAACATGTACTCTTTATAAGTAGAATCTAAAACAACATCTGATGCACCATTAACAAAAGATAAAGTGCCAGATGATGAAGCTGTTAATGTTTTAATTAAAACAAGAGTGCCTTTACTAAACCCATCATACTTGATAGCGTTATAATTAGCCATCTTACTTCTCCTTTAACAGCCAACCTTGCGTAGAGTCAACGTACACAAGAGTAAAAGCGGCTCTTTCTGTTGCAACCGTTAAATCTGATGAAGCTCCTTGAATCTTGTGTGAGTTTCTGCCAACAGTAATATTGTTTGTATCTGCTGTTGCAGCGTAATCTATTATGTGCACCTCGTCACCTCGAACTGCAGATGCCGGTAGTGTCATTGTAATTGCAGCACTAGATGTGTCTACAAAATATCCTCGACCTGCAACCATTGTCGTTGCACCAGTAACTACTGCTTGCCAATCTACAATACCACCAGTATTAGCTGCAAGTTTTGGTTCTGATACAGTTCCATCCGAAGGTGTACCAAGATCTAAAGTATCTCCCATGACAGTAATAAAGTCAATGGAATCTGATGATGTTAATGCTGCTGCGAATACAATCGTACTGCCTACAATAGTATAGGATGATATAGGAGCCTGTAAGACACCATTTAATGACACCAAACAGTGTTGGGCTGATTGTGGGCTAATTGCTACACCTCCAACTAATAAGTTGAATGTATCTGTAGCACTTGTTGATATTGCATCACAAGTTTGAAAATTACCAACTGTGGGTTGGCTGCCTATATAAGCCATATTAAATTACTCCTTTTAAATTGTTTATCATATTAAGTTATTCCATACAAGGTTATAGTTCCAGCGTCTATTGTACCAGCACTCATTTGAAATTGTATTTCATCTATCGCACTTGTTGTGTTAAAATACCCAGAAACAAAAAATTGATTTGTGTAATCCGAAGCATGGTATCTTGTAGTTTTCCCTGAAAAATGTGTAATAAAAGTAGTATCAGATGGATTTATTAAATGTAAATATCCAGCTAAACTTTCATCATTTCCATTACCAATACTATCATTAATTCTTTGATAGGAAGTTCCTTGTGCTTGATCTCCTGACGTGCTATATGCAAGTTCAGCTACATCACCAGCTTCATTATGATATGATTGAAATGTTGTTGATGTTATAGTTTCATTAAAACCACTACCTCCAGCAGCATTTCCTTGAAATTCAAAAATTATACTATCATTAGATGGATGAATATCATTAAAAATAAATAAATATTCTTTGTAGGTATTATCTAAAACTACCGAAGATGATCCATCAACAAAAGATAAAGTAGAAGAACTAGAAGCTGTTAGTTTTTTAATAAAATTCATGGATCCACCACCTGCACCTGTCTCAAGATCATCGGCTCCTGAATCAAAACCAATTGCTGCATTTGCAGAAGGAGTTACATTTATACTGTTAAAATTTAATTTAGATATTGCCATTAACTATCCTTAATTCCGTAAAGTTTAAATGTTCCAGAATCTATATTTCCAGAATTTAATTTAAATTGTATTTCATCAATAGCTGCAGTAGTATTAATATAACCTGCTACAAAAGATGGCACATTATAATTACCTCCATGATGAGCATTCATTTCAGCCATAAAATGTGTAACAAAAGTTGTAGATGATGGGTTAAATAAATAAAAACTTCCGCTTGCACACTCATCATTTTCATTTCCAATTAATTCTTCAGTTAATCTAATTGCTGACGTAGATTGAGCAAAATCTGATCCAGTTTCATATGCTAAAACACCACCTTCAGCACCTTCACCATGGTAAGCTCTAAAAAAAGTAGATGTTATAGTTTCATTAAAACCACTACCTCCAACAACATTTGCTTGAAAAAGTAAGGATGTTCCATTAGTTGCTGGATGAACATTAATAAATTTAAAAAGATAAGTGGGATAAGTATTATCTAAAACAACAGATGATGTCCCATCTATAAAATCAATAGTTGAATCACCAGATGCTGTAATAGTTTTAATATGCACCATTGATGTAGCTGTTGCTGTAGAAAAACCATCAGCATCTGCATCAAATGCTAACGCTGCACCTGCAACAGGTGTTACATTAAAACTATTATAATTAAATTTAGATATTGCCATTATGATACTCCATACATTTTAATTGTACCAGCATCTATGTTGCCTGATGACATTGAAAATTGAATAGCATCTATTGCAGATGTTGTATTAAAATATCCAGTAGCAAAAGTATCTTTACAGTTTTCTGTATCCTCTCCAGTCGGTGCAGCTTGTCTTGATATAAAATGTTTTACAAAAGTTGTATTACTAGGATCAAATAGATGTATAGTTCCTGATGCAGAGTCATCATTAGCATTTCCTATAGTTACAATTTGTTGTGCACTAGTTGATTGTGCTAAGTCTCTTCCAGTGTAATATGCTAGTGATGTAGCACTATCATCCTCTGTATGATATGCTAAAAAGAAAACAGTCGTTTTTGTAACATTATAATTAGAGCCTCCATCAACAGAAGCATTAATTTGTAAATTAACTGTATCATTAGCAGGGTGTATATCAATTAATTTAAAAATATATTCTTTATAAGTAGAATTTATTCCAGAGGTAATTGAAACTGTTGAGGTTCCTGATGATATAGTTGTAGTAGATATTAAAGCCATACTACCACCAACGTCTCCTGTCTCAAAACCGTTGGCACTAGAATTAAATTTAAGTTTTTTACTAGCTGAGGGTGTAACGTTTATGTTATTAAAATCTACTTTAGAAAGAGCCATCTATTATCCTTCCTATTCGTAACCAAAAAATTCTATTAATAGTTTTCCTGCTGTGTAGTTAGCATCGGTTGCTGCACCAGTAACCATGTACATATATTTGTCTGCTGCTGGTGGTGTTGGTATTGATACAACTGAATTTAATGCTAGATCACCACTATCACACATTTGCACTTGATTAGATAGCCCTGTAATAGCTGCATCTTCTGTTCCTGTTGCTTCATCTGCATACCATAAATTAATATCTGGATCTCCACCTGCTGGTGCTTCTAAACAAGTTAGTTTACCACCAAGAACTGTTCCATTAATTGCTGCAGTTATCTGACCAATATGTGAATTAGCTGTTGCAGCTTTTCCAATAATATCTCCACTACCTGAACTAGCTAAACCTGTAAGGTCAATTAAAATTCTTGTATGAAAAATATCTCCTAATTTTTGAACATCGGATTTATAAACTGTTCCTGTTCCACCTGTAATTCCTGTTCCTGCAGTCAATGCTGTAACTGCTGTTGTACCTAACATTGAAGGTGTAATGCTGTTAGTTGATGGAACTGTAGATTGAATGGCTCTACCTAAAAAAATACAATACATAACATCTGTTGACGCTGTATTTTCTGATAATGTCAAAGCAGTGCCTGTAGCAGTATAAGCTTTACCAGATCCAGGATGCTGTCTAACGTTGTTTATAAAAAGTGCAATTTCATTTTCATTACTTACTGCATGATCTAAAGTATAAGAAGATGTTGCCGACGTAGAAAAATTCTGCGTAGCAAATGTAACGAAGTTGTCTGTGGGCTGATTCCCAATATAGGCCATCTTACGTTATCTCCATAATGCTCAACGTGCCAGAAAGCTTATCTGCAACCGAACAATCAACTCGAAGTACATCAGTGGTCTGCAAGATAACTTTGCCTCCCGTTAAGACCTCTAAAGAACTCCCCGCGGGAATGTTCACGTCCTTTACAAGAAAGGCTGTACCATTAGCTGCGGCGGCTCCAGTGTTGACTGTTGTTGCCGTATCACTAACCAGTTCTACTTCTGCTGTAACAGAAGTTGTGTTGATGTTAGTTAAGATTAAACCTATGACTACTGTAGTAGTGCTTGAAGGCGTCGTATACATTGTATACGGAGTTCCCGCAGAGTTTGGTTCTGCTGCGAAAGTCACTACTCGAAACGTATTTGCCATATTTTATCTCCTTTTTTGTTTTATATATTATCCTAAAGCAATTGCAAGTGCAGTTGGGTCATCCGTACTAAATCCTGCACTACTTAAATATGTTTTTATATCAGTCATTGCAGCTTGAACCATTGTACCATTATCATTTAATACAACCCTATCTGCATCTACTATTGTTGTGCCTGTTGCAGATGTTCCACCATCTACAATATTAAGCTCTGCTGCTGTAGAATCTACAGCTGCTAATTTTGTTAAATCTGCTTGTACTAATCCAGAAACACCATCAAGTAAATTAAGCTCTGCTGCTGTTGACGTAATAGCTGTACCATTTATAGCTAATTTACCTGTTACAACATTAAAAGTAGCGTTGTCTTCTATTCTAGCTACTTCTGTTCCATCTGCTTGTTGAAATATAATATCTTTAGCATCAACAACTGGTCTAATAATTACATCACTAGATGAGTTAGATATTCTTAAAATTTCTGTGCCACCATCTAAAAAATTAAAATCACCACCATCTGCATCAAATTTAATATCTCCTGGTGCATCTAAAGTTACATCTGTTGCTCCATTTAATACAAAATCAAGAACAGTTGTGCCACCATCTTTTAAAGTAATGTTAGCACCATCTGCATCAAGAATAATATCTGTAGTTGCATCAAGTGTAATTGTTGAACCAGAATCTATCTCTGCAATAACTGGTGTAGTTAAAGTTTTATTTGTTAAAGTTTGAGTTGCAACAAGAGATACTAAAGTTGAACTAGAACCATCTGGTAATAACATTTCATTCGTAACAGCTGCTGAGTGTGGTTGTGCTTTTAATATCTGACCATGCGAATTAGATTCACAATTAAACTGGATAGCACCTGAATTTGTATTACCTCTAACAGTTACATGACCTGTGCCATTAGGAGCTAGTTCTAAATCTGCATTTGAAGTGGTTACAATATCTGCACCATTCATATCAAGATTACCACCTAATTCGCACCCGATGTAGCAAGTCCTGATACTACAGCTGATCTTGCAATTTTTTTAAGTCCACCACCTGAAGTATCGACTGCTAAAAATACATCATCATTAGCAACTGTAGATATTTCTGATAAACCACCTACTGCTACCGAATTAAAGTTTGTGCCATCTGCAACTAAAATATTACCTGCAGTGTTTGTAGCCATAGTAATATCATCACCTGATACAGTAAGGTCACCAGCAACTGTAACGTCTGCACCACTAAATGTTAATGCAGTTGTAGTTCCTGATTTTATAATTAAATTTCCTGATGTATTTGTTGCACTACCAAAAGTAGTTCCACCATCTTTAAAAAATATATCTCCACCGTCAGCATCTAATATAATATCAGC